GCACTTGTAGGTGATGATAATACCTTTACCGTCTCTGAAGACGCAATAAACTTCTATAATGCTAGAAGCATTATACCCACCTGGGCTGAAATCGGAATTACCACGACAACAGATTCGATGGACCCCCGCCCAGTAGAGGAGTTAGACTTTTTGTCAGCTCATACAACATTTGTAGATGGTGTTGCTGTCCCGTTGTATGCTCGCGATAAATTGCTGACGTCGCTCCTTTACTCTCGTTTTCCTAACGACCCTGCTTACACCCTAACCCGTGCCACGGCTCTACAACGAGTCGCATGGGCAGATATACCAATGCGAAGGTACCTGCAGGAATTCGTTGCCTGGATGATGGATGAGTACGATCACGTACTCCGTGATGAACAAACATGGAAGATGGCGAAAGCCCAAATTCCCACATCACAGGAATTAAAGGAATTGTTCTTGGGGAAGGAAAGAACATTTGGAATGGTTGCACAAGGTGTAAAAACGGAGAAATCCCTGGTGAATAACCCGCCCTGTCGCACAAAGTTCTGTCAAGTATGCGGAATTAAAGAAAGAAGCAATAGCCGCATAAAAAGTTTTCTGAAATCGAGAAAACTTACTCCTATACAGGTTAAAACTAGATTACCTAAGAAACCAATGAACGGTTTACCCCAACGACAACGCAGAAAGAGATCTGCAAAGAAGAAGAAGCAAAACCCCGGGATGAAACGGGGTCCCCTCCTATCCAATGGAGCCTTTTCACGTAAAGGACCAGGTAGACGCTCACGCAGACGTAACCCTGCAAGGGATTTCGCCGGAGTTAGAAGCTCCAACCGTATTGACGGTTTGCGTAGAGGGAAACGACGCCATAATTTTTCCGAGGATGAATTCATAGTAGATCTCCTCGGATCAACTACGTTTGGGTCAGGGACGTCCACAACTGCTTTGCAGTTTGCGGTTAATCCTGGCCAATCTACAACCTTTCCATGGCTATCTGCAGTAGCGGCACGTTATGAAAAATACGTGTTCACGAAGCTTGAGTTTTACTACAAGCATGAGGTGTCTCAATTCGCGACTGCTGGCACAACCGGAAAAGCTATGATGGGATTTGATTATGACGCGGCCGATGCGCCCCCAACTACAAAGACACAAATTTTGGATTCAGATCCACATGCTGATCGCATGCCTTGTGAGGATTTTGTGCTCCGTGTTGATTGCAGAGAAGCTTTTAACAACGGACCCAAATATGTGCGCCCTGGCAATTTGCCGGGTGGAGCTGATATTAAGACGTATGATGCAGGGTTGCTTAACTTTGCTGCGTCTGGCACCACCGATAGCAA